CTGAGGGCATTGACTGTTATGCTAACGGGGCAAATCTGCTGTAGTTTTAAGGCATCAGCAGGCATCGGCCTATTGATATTACACAGAAGCAACATCTTCCGCAACAAATTTTTCAGATTTCATCTTCTTCAAAGCACGACCAAACGCGGCTTTCAAACCAATCTTACGATTAAAAGGTCGGTTGTTAAAGTTGAATTTACCGTTTCCGATTTCACCATAAGGCGTTTCAATATCAACCTCTGTCCATCCACCCAGGCTATTAACTGCTATAGAATAAGCAGGAATCAAGTTCGTATCCGCACCGTATTTATCGGCATAATACAAAGAGGAAAAAACATCTGAGAAGTCAAGGTGTCCATTAAGGCGGCAATATTCGTATTCTCCCCGTGTCATAAAGCAGTCATCATCAGAACGCTTGATACCAATAAATTCTCGAACGTGACGAATTCGGACTTTATAACCCAACTTACGCAATTCTCGCAACTGATTCATTTTGTTCCTTTATAATAGTTTTATGTTGTTCAAGTGTAATTTGGTCTGTTAGAATCTTAGTACCATAAAGAACCATCTTATCATAAATAAGTTGTAGTTCTTCAATAGTGAAAGCGTGAGTTTCCCAAAGTTCGTTAATCAGAATATCAATATACATAATCATTCTTAGTCGTGACTGTGTTCGTTAGTGGACACACCGTTACGAGTACAAGTAACTTCTGCATGGTCGTCGAACATAGCTTCATAATCTTCATTATCAAACTGAGTAAGAAACTAGAGATTTTGCGTCCGTTACTATTAGTGATTGTAACACCGAAAATCTTTTCGAGAATCGTACCAATAAACCAACTGTTATGCGTCAAACACCTACGGCGCGAGTCTGCAATCGTAGCCTTACTACTATCCATTAAATTATGGATTTCTAGGTAATCTTCTGGAACACCACCAAATCTCTTAGCTGAACTAACAGCGTGGATATACGGCTTGCTCATTCTTTTCCTTATCAATAAATTTAGCAACACGTTTAACACGTTCTTTAGTATACAGCGGATACCACCGTTTACCATCCGAATTGATGATATAACAGCCAATAGAAGGATTCCATTCTACATGATAACCGGTTTCCTTACTTAGTTGTTTAGCTGCATTTTGTGACATTTAGTTTTTCTCTTTAACATCTTCTTGTTTGCGTTTTTGTACCCAATATTCTAATGTAAGTTTTTCTATACTAAAACCTTTATTTATAGCGTGTGATAAACAAAACGTCTTTGTATTCTTATTTATATGATGAAACTGTAACGCTCTAAAGCACTTATTGTATCCGCATAGCTGACACCCGACAAACAACTTAATATCTTTGTAAAATTTAACCTTTGTTCGTAGTGTCCTTTTTTGATTTGTTAATATAGAGAGTTTGTTTTGGTTATAATATATACGTTATAATGGTACACGGTCCCATTGTAACATACGTTAAAATTACTTACTCCTGTTCTAATTCTCCATCGCCTTTCTTGAATTTTTTCAACTTTACAAAAACAAAGACGCTTAAAGGACATCCTAGACAGGACCTATCTCCAATAAGACTAGATTCGTAGTTTACACAGTCTAGGCATTTTAGTCTAACAGCAGCCTTTAAGCTGCCAGCAGCAATTTTATTTACAAGTTTTTTATGACCGTGCGGTGTGGCATCACGAATAGCTTTTAGCCCTTGAGTAACCAAATCGCTAGCTGCAAATTTCTCACTACGGGGTTTATGTTCACGCTTAATACCAGCAACACCAGGATTACCGCGTTTGCCCGGCTGAGTAACCAACTCAACCTTAAATTCTTCAATACGTTGACGTACAGTCATTGGTTGAAGTACAACAGGATTACCTGCGGAGTTCTTAAGAGTCTTAGCCCAATCGGTCTCACATACCGCATTGCATAGAGCGGAGATATTAGAGAACTTCTGTTTGGACTCAAGAGCGTTGATAACGCTAATAAAAGCATCTTTGTCGATTAGAACTGACGGGCGAGGCATTTCTTATTCCTTTGTTTGTTTTGTCGTTTCGATGGATGAATTATACCACACCGAAGGCGAGAAGTCAAGAGAAAAACGTCACGTTTTGGAATTTTTTCTTAGACTCTACACCTACAATTAACTCGTTAATCTGTATAATGTTCATTGCATAGCTTTCTTTGTAAAAGTAAATGTTGCGTTATAATTTTCATTAGTAAACTCTTTTTAACAACTTAACTTGTTTTGCCCAAATCGTATTATCCTTAAATTTATTATACGAACCATAATTACCATATTCTATTTGTACAGAACTAATTGTTTTATGGTTCTTAATCATACGAACAACAGCTTTCCAAGCGTCTCTAACAAGGCATCCGTAAGTAAAAATACCGCGAGTTGTAGTATGTTTAATATCGGCTTCCCAAACCTGATAATTGCCAAATGTATCTATCACTGTACGCTCATTAGCAAAATTTTTTGCGGCATATAGGTTTGTGAAGCAGAATAGATAAGACTCTTTTAGTACGGGCCTGACATATTTTTTAGGAATATAGGTTACTGAAATTTTATTATCTTTAATCAAATCAGTTCCGCTAGTTGCAGAGATAAGTTTTCCATGTTCGTTCTTAACAACCTTATACGCTTTCATTAGTTTTCCTTAATAAGTTTATATAGTCTCTTAATACCTTCCATGAAGGCTTTATTCGTGTTGCTAATATCTGGAATAGTAACTTTCTTACAGTATACAATATCACACCGGTCAGTTTTACCTTTACAGATATTCATATTCTAATTTTGTGGCGTTTTTCATTCTACCAAAAACGGTTTCAGAAGTCAATAGAAATCTTTCTAAATTTTTCAGAGATTTCGGACGGAATAAGGTTGACAATCGGAATCGGACGTGATATAATGTGGTGGTGTTGAGGAAAAACTAAATTTAGAGAAGAAAAATGCCGTATACAAATCAGAACAAATAGAGAATGCAAAACCTCGCGAGCGTAACGATAAGCTCGCACAGATGTTGTGTGGAATCTGTACTATTCTTGATATGGTCGAAACGATAGGACAACCCGGTATCATTCAAACTGTTCCTGGTGTTTATGACTGGTGGACACAGCATAAGCTTGATGATGAAAAAGAAAAACAAAAAGAAGTAGAGAAACTAAAAGATAAAGAGAAGCGTCGGGGGGAAGAGGTATTGAAGGTTAATGCTCTTGCGAAACTTACGAAGAAAGAAAGGCGATTGTTGGGACTATGAATATTGAACAGTTTGCAGCGCATTTTAAGCAACGTGACCATAAGCTGTATAAGCGTGCTAAATTGGGTAAAATGAACCGACTAAACACCAAACAGAAGGATAAGCATATTAAGATTATCCGTGTGGCGGATAAACGTGGCTGGCTTTATACAGATGAGGAAAAAGAATGAAACTTGGACCTAATCAGCGTAAGTGGATTCATGCTTTGCGTAGCGGTAAATTTAAGAAGGGTACTCGTAGATTGCGTACCAAGAGGAATACCTATTGTTGTCTTGGTGTGGCTTTTGGAGGTTT